CATTTGGAACACGAGGGGCTTGGTGGCAATCCGCTCGAACGTCAGCATCTCAATCCTCCGCTGTTCTCGATCAGGATCGCCATCATACCATAGCTGCTTTATTTCCGATTAAGTCTAATGTCATCGACGCTGAGGTAGTCACCGACGCTGAGTATCAGATCACCAAGGCGGTTCAGGAAGCCAAGAAGCCAGAGCCAAAGAAGCAGACCATTCTTGAGCGCATCGAAAGTGCCAAGAAGCTGATCGAGACTGTAGGAGCCGCGGGTGGGCTCGTGACTGGAATGATCGCTGCAGCGGAGGCGGTACAGAAGTACTTCTCGTGACGTTTGATCAGCGCAATCAGCAGGTAGGTACGCAGTACAACGCGGCTGGTGATATTCATTTTCACCAGCCGCCTGTATTGGATGCGCGTCAAAAGCGTGATCGTCGCACGATGCTTGAGAAGGTGCGTGTGACGTGGGTTCAGGGTGTCCTCGAAAAGTCGCTCTACAAGGAAGTGCTGATCGCGCTGAACATGGAGGAGCGCCCCGACGCCGTTGATCGCCCCTGGGGCATGGTTCGCCGCGAGTACGACCGCAGTGAGTCACTACCGCCTGGTACGCGCATTGCCGATGTCTTCAAAGACGCTGGCGGTGAGTTGTTGATCCTCGGTGCGCCGGGCTCGGGTAAGACGACAACTCTTCTGGAACTCGCTCGCGATCTTATCTTGCAGGCAGAACAAGACGACAGCATGCCGATGCCGGTGGTGTTCAACCTGTCATCGTGGGCAAGGGAGCGCAAGGCGCTGGATGTGTGGTTGGTCGAAGAGCTGAATACTGGCTATGGCGTAACGAGGAAGCTCGGTAGAGAGTGGGTTGCCGATGATCTCATCCTGCTGATGCTCGATGGCCTCGACGAAGTTCAGGCGGAACATCGCAATGCCTGTGTCGCGGCCATCAATGCGTTTCGTAGTATGCACGGTATGGCGCGCATCGTGGCGTGCAGTCGCGTCGCCGACTACGAGGCGCTCACGGCGCCGCTCAAACTGCAGACCGCCGTTCAGGTACAGACACTCACGGCGGAGCAAATTGACGCCTATCTTGTGCGCGCTGAGCTCGAAGCGCTTCGGACACTCCTCCAGGCTGACACCGTCCTCCAAGAGATGCTTGAGACGCCGCTGATGCTGAGCATCTTGACTCTGGCGTATCAGGGGGCGCCGATTGATGAGCTACCGGTGATGGAGTCAATCGCAGAGCAGCGCTCGCGTGTGTTCGCTGCCTATGTTCGACGCATGCTACAGCGTCGTGGCAGTGATCGCTATGCTCCTCAGCGAGTGGTTCGGTGGCTCTCGTGGTTGGCAGGACAGATGGTTCACGAGTCGCAGTCGGTGTATTTCATTGAGAACATGCAACCTTCTTGGATTCCACAATATAAAGAACGAATTTACAGAAATAATCTTGTGTTGCTCTTATGGCTGGTGCATGGACTGGGGAATGTGCTGGCCATGGGGCCCGCGTTCGGTTTGGTCGCGGGGGTGTTTGGAGGGCTGGTCTGCGGGCTGGAGTACGGGTTGCTCTTCGGGCTTGGCAAAGGGCTGGTTACTATTAAACCTACAGAGATGCTCGCCTGGTCCTGGCGAGAAGCAAGGCGAGGGCTAATCTCCGGGCTGGTCATAGGACTGACTTTCGGGCTTGTGTACGAGTTGGTTAAAGGGCTGGTTAATGGGCTGGTTAAAGGGCCAGTCGGAGTACTGGTCGAAGTGCTGGCCATAGGGCTGCTCATGGGACTGATCGTTGGGGTGGCGAATGGGTTGAGGAATGGTATGCTGACAACCAAAAACAGTCCAAATGAGAGTATATGGCGATCAGGAATGAATGCGGTTATGGTGTTGCTCCTGTGGCTGGTCATTGGACTAATCTTAGGGCTGGTCTCCGGCACGGTCATTCAGCCGATCTACGAGCTAGCCGTTGGGCCGACCTACGTCCCGATCGCAGTGCTGAGCATCGGGCTAGTCTTGGGGCTGCGCGCAGGGGTCACGTATGGCGGAATCGCGGTTCTACAACACATTGTGCTTCGTCTTATGCTTTATCGTGCTGGCCTTCTACCCTTGAAGCTTGCCCTCTTCCTGAACTCTTGTGCCGACTGCATTCTACTGCGCAAAGTCGGCGGCGGATACATATTCATTCACCGGTCTCTCCTTGAGTATTTCGCCAGCCTCACCTCTGATGAGCAAACCCACCTTGTCGAGGGAATCAAAACCGCCCCCACCAAATCTCGGTAGGGGCGGCTGTCCGTTAACGGACATCGTGTTGTCCGTTAACGGACATCGTCACGCGCCGGCGAGCAACGCGATGAGCCAGCGGAACACCACGGGTACGACGATGCCGACGATCGGGCTGGCGACCACGGCGATCCAGGCGTAGCGCTTCGCCCGCTTGTCGCTCTCCGATGCCAGTGCCTTGTTGACCCGCTCGGCTTGCTCTGAGTCGTCCTGCAGGGTATCCACCTGCTGTTCAAGAGTCGCGATGCGCAGGTCGGCATCCCCCTGGCGTGCCTTCAGGTCACGGATGTCGCGGTTATGCTCTAGGTACGCCTCGCGCATCTGGTCGAGCTTAGCCGACATCTTGGAAACTTCGGCCAGGGTGGCACGACTGACCTCGCTCTCGCGCTGGCTGTGCGCCTCCAGCGATGCCTGCAGGCGGATGAGCGCGTCGTGGTCGGATTGGTTCATCTCGGACATTTCTTCACCACTGAGAGATTATTTGGTGGGCTTCTTCAGGTCGGCCAACTGGTCGCTCAGCTCCTGAACGGCGCGGACCAACACCGGGATGAGTTCGGTGTAGGCAATCCCGAGTGTGCCGTCCTCGGTCGCATTCACCATCTCGGGGAACACCTCTTGTAGTTCCTGTGCGACAAACCCGTGTTCATCTTTCTTGTCCCCGAGCGGCCGATCGTAGGTGCGCGGCCGTAGTCGCTTCAGCTCAGCCAGCCCTTTCGTGGTGTCCTTGATGTTGCGCTTCACCGCGCGATCGGACGTCACTGTCCATGCCACGATGACCTGTGCCGAGCCAGCGCCACCATCATTGCGGATGAGCATCAGGTTCGATGGCGTAGAGTTCTGGACAAGCAAGGCTTGATTGCTGCTGCTAGTGTTCGCGCCACGCGCTACCAGGCGTGCAGTGGATGGTTGAGTCAACAGGCCAAACCCACTATTGCCCATCGCGGCAAAGCCAACATTGTTGTACACCTTCACCATCGTGGCGTCGTCCATGTAGATGCCGCCACCATGCACCTGGTGATACCAGCCCACTCCACTCGTGTTCGAGCGGAACCATCCATTGGCGTAGTGCTCCAAGAAGGTTGGTGAGCTGGTCGTCAAGAGCGCCTGGTTGAGGTAGGCCGACAGCCAGTTCCCGCCCGTGCCCCAGTAGATATTGCCTGAGATGAAGCCATCTCCCAAGACATGAAGCGGATATGACGGCGTAGTATTGACGCCGAAGTAACCCTGGGTATGGACATCTCCATTGGCCGCAGTGCCGTTCAGGTACAGCGCGCTTGTGTATCCGCTCCCATCGGCGACGATGTTGACCTTACCCTGGACGGCGCCACTGCCGTAGGCGTGAAACTCGATACCGTTGGTCGTGCCGCTAATCGGTGCGGTTGAGAACGCTTGAATGACGGCGGTAGTGCCGCTGGCGGTTGACCAGGAGATCGCTCGCTTGGGGTCGTAGCTGAAGCCGCCAGCTATGGGCGCGGTGATTGCAATCCCGTTCCCATCCAGCACGACGTTCCCACCGCCTGCGTAAAGTTTGCCGTCGCTCTTCTTCCAGAGGAGCTGGTAGGTGCCTGAGCCCGTGCTTGGATTGTAGGTGTCGCTGGCCCCATAGCCGATGATGCCGCCATTGGCTGCGCTCGACAACACTGTCCGCGCGCCACTGGCCGAAGTCTGGATCGTCGCACCCGTGATGGTGCCGGCTGTGATGCTGCCCAGGTCGGCGGTGATCGCAGACAGCTGGCTGACCGACAGCCGGTCGGCCGTGATGGACGCCGCGGCGATATGCAGCGCCACAATCGAGCCGGCGCGGATATCGTCGGCTTGTATCCAGCTGCGCGGGTAGAACTCGCTCAAGTAATAGCTGGTGGAAGCGTGCTTGTGCCCGAGCTTCACATACCGGGCATTGATTTCGGTAGGGAGTTCGACATAGCCGCTCGTGATGACTGAGCACGCTGTGGCATTGGTCTGCGCCAGTGTCTCGCTGGCATACTCAGTCAGGGTCGGCACGCCGTTCACGGTTGTCGCACCGGCGAACCAGCGCCAACTTGAACCGTCCACCGACGTTCCGAGATAGAAGGTGGTCGCGCCCTGGTCGATCGCGATCGACACGCGCCGGATGAGCTTGGCGATCGGCCGCACGTACTGGGTCCAACGCCACGCGCCTGACGTGTACTGGATGCCAGTGGCGGCACTGGTCACATCGTCGCGCAGCACGTCCTTGTTTGCGCCGCTGAAGTCGGTCGCGATGCTGTCGGAGTAGTCACCCTCCGAGCGTAACTCGGCAATCGTCAGGCTATCGACGCTGGTGTTGCTGGTTAGAACCTCACTACTTGATCGGCCAAACAGGTCGGTCGCAATCACGCCGAACTTGTACAACCCGGAGCCGTTCAAGCTCAGCACCGGTGAGGCGCTGCCGGTGCGGAAAGACGCGATTAGTGCGTTGTTCTGATAGAGCTTGTAGGTGTAGTAGTCGAGATCCTGAAGCGGCGTGGGGTGCGTGATGTTGGCGTTCAGCGTTGAAAAATAGACCGAGCCACTGAGCGAGAGACTCGCCGCATCAGGGGCCGCGTTCGTGACTGTGCCGCTGAGCGTGTTCGAGCCTTGCAGCAGCGTGTCGCGCGCTTTCACGACGTAGGCGATTGTCGGATCGGCTGTGCCGCTATGCTCCTGCCGATTGGTCGCCAGGCTGTAGGTGAAGCGGTTGTAGCTGGTAATGTGATCCACGCCGTCCAGCGTCACGACGTAGTCCTTGACGTTCGCGACCGTGCTCCACGACAGCACCAGATCGGCAGGGGCCGTGCCGGCATCGCCATCCCAGTTGGTCGTGACGCTGCCGGTCAGCACCGGCGCCGCCTTTGTGACCGAAAGTGTCACATCTGTCGAGAGCACATTCGTCCAGGTTCGAGCGGTCAGCACCACATACAAGCTCGGATCGGGAAAGCCGCCCGTGTCGAGCAAGTTCATCTGCGCCGTCCACACAAACCGCCCGGTGACGCTGGAGACTTCGCGCAGCAGCGTACCGCCGTTCGAGGTGTAGATCCGTACCCGCACGTCCTTCAGATTGGCGCTGCTTGGGTTGGTCCAGCTCAGCACCAGATCGCCGGTCGAGAAGTCGCCGGCCGCGGCGCTCACTGGGTCAGGCGGTGTGGTGTCATTCTCGGTGGTGATCGACATCGTGTCCGACCATGGTGACTGGACCTGGCTATAGACCGCGGCGACCCGCACGTAGTACAGCGTAGCCGGCTTGAGCCCGTCGATCGTGACCGACTCGCCCACCACATCCACACCGCCCGTCGTACCGTCCGGGAAGCTGGAGTCAGCCGACCATTGCACTGCATAGCGATGCGGCTGGACAAACAGCGGCCCAATCCAAGTTGCTGCAATCAGTGCGGTGGGAGTAACGGCACTACGCGCCAGTGCCGTTGTGAGGGTCAGATCGGTTGGTGCGGGGATGGTCGGCAGAGCGGGCGGCGCCGGGCTGTCCAGCGTCTCGACGGTCGCGAAGCCGGCGTTGCTGGAGATCGGCTGGTCAATCCGCCGCACCACCTTGTTCTTCGACATAGCTTAGTCCTGTAGCTCTTCGGCGTAGGAGACATCGCCGATTAGGTAGTAGCGGACGCCGACGAACACGCCTGAAAAGCTGTCAAGGTAGACCTCTTTGGTATCCACCTTGTCGCCCTCGATAATCTGTTGCGTGCTCGGGAACTCGTAGTTGTCGTAGTCGAGGAAGCCCTGTTCGTGAATAGGAGTAGTCGGCACACCCCAGGCAATCTTCACGTCCTTGCCGCGCACCACCAGCCGCGAGCCGCGCCGGTTGAAGTGCAGCGGGGCGCGTTGAGGGAGCACGCCGCGGGTGTTGTCATCCCACCCATACCACGAGCGCACCGCATAGCCACGCTCCCACAGGTGCGGTGCCGCGTCGATGCGCGCCTTCACCGCCGCCACAATCGTCGCTAGGCTATCCAGGCGGCTCACGAGCGTTGTTGCCGACAGGCTGCCGTGGGCAAATGCGGTCGGCAGGCTTGCGGCGGGGTAGACATTCCCGGAAGGGTTGGTGCGGGCGTAGTGCAGTGACCAGCGCGAGAACACCCAATTCGCCTTGTTGCCTTGGTCCAACACTTCTTGAATGAACGACACTTCGGCTGTATTGCCGACGCTGACCCCCGAGAGCGTGAGCGGCAGGTAAATGTTGACATCGCCCGCGCCGTAGGTGTCGGACGTGTAGGCCAGCGACTGGTTGATGTAGACCTTGTAGCGCCAGCTTGGCGTGTAGGGGTTGGTGATATACGCCTGGATGCGTAGGATATCCTCGGTGAAGTTGCGGACCACCGAGCCATACCAGATCGGCGTGACCCCGTTCCGAAACGAGCCGAGCTGGCGGATGCAACCGCGCTGCGGCAGGATCGGTACGAGCGCCATGCGGTTGTAGCACCAGGCGATGGCGCTGGCAAGCTGATTGAGCTTGGCGGCGTTGACCGTCGCAGTCGTGAAGGTCGGTACGCCCGGCCAGCCGCTCATCGTTATTGGTGTAGCGTAGATGCCAGTGATGACGACCGTGCCAGTGGCGGTGCTGCCGCTGCCGGTCGCGCGGATCTCGATTGGGATGATCTGGCCGTCAGCATACCCAAGGCTGGAAATGGTGATCGTGCTGGTGAACGACGTTTGCGGGCTCGTAATTGTTGCCGCGGCGGTCGCGTTGCCGTTCAGGTAGACCTTCAGACTCACGGTTGAGGCAAAGCTGATGCGGCCGGTGATCGTCAGTGCGGTCACGTCACTGCGAAAGCGCAGGAAGCCGTACCACACCCGGAAGGGCGGCGCGCTCGGATAGGCGCCGGGTGTCGGCGTGCCGCCACCAGAGGAGCTATCGAAGCCATTAGTCTGCCGGTAGGACAGCGCGTCGATTAGCGCCACATTCTGGCGCAACACGTTCAAGTCGCCCGCCCCGAGGATCATGTCTACCGCATCTTTGAAGGTCGGCTGTATCGCGAACATCTAGTACCCAATCAGCTTGGTCAGGCCGGTGGCATCCTGCCCGACGATGAAGTGCTGCGAGGTCTTGGCGAGCCCGGCGATCTCAACCACATCGAGCTCCATCTCGGCGCCGGTTTGGCTGTGCCGGATCGCCACGACGACGTGCCACACCGAGTCCAGATCCCATTCGGGAATGGACAGACTCACAGCCTCGCCAATCGCCAGCTCGGGGTCGAAGACACAGCCTGCCAGCGTGCGGATCGGGCGCACATCGCCATAGAAGTCCATATAGATGTGCGCCAGTCGCTCGGCGTGCTCCCGGCTCTGAATATAGGGGTTGTCGGCACACACCGTCTTGATCGACGTGCCGCTGCCAATCGAGACCGTGCCGGCTTCCCCGGCGACAATTGGCTGGCCACGCAGGGTAACCTTGTACAATGCCAGCGGGACGATCGCCAGGTTCATAATTGTGATGCTCACTTTTTGGGCGGTATAGGTGACGGTGTGCGAGAAATCGGTATCCATCACCGCCGCGCTGATGCCTGACAGCAGGTTGACCACCAGCGCCTCGGGCTTGAGCTGCCCACTAGAAGCTTGCTCCAGGCTGGCGATCGGCCATTGCGGCTCCAGGTCGAACGAGATCGTCTCGCCAATCTGGATGAAGCGCGGCGTGTCATCGGTCACCACGTCTTGCGTCGGCCGCAGCAGCCGCGGCACGTAGCTCACGATCGCGGTGTCCATCACCTGACGCGACGATTGGCGCTCGCGAATGGTGCGGACATTGGCTTTCGAGAACGACTTCCCGTTCGATGTTCCATCGGCGATCGTGTAGGGCTGACGATAGCGGATAACTCCATCGGGCGCCTGGTAGAGCTGTCCGCCGCTGGCCTGCACCAGCTTCAGGGCTTCGTCCCAGGCGTTCTCACCAGCTAGCCACGACCACTCGGGAGCAATCAAGGCCTGGTCGAGCGAGTACCAGAAGCGCGCATTGGCATAGGCCGGATTGAAGTCCTGCTCCAACGGCCGACCACCAGCGATCCACAGCAGCCAGTTGATTGGGCCAGCAACGTAGGCCGTGTCGCTCGGGTCTTCGACACTAGCGGCAGTCGTCTTGGTTGCGACTGGCCGGCGATGGAAGGCGGGCGAGTAGGCTTTTACGTCCCGAATCAGCGCCGCGTAGCCCTCGCAGGTGAAGGTCAGCTCCTCCAGGCCGCGCTCGCGGTCGGTGATCACGCCCTGGAAGGCCTGCTGTGTCGTCGCATTGCGGCTGAACACGACCTTGATTGGCAGGAGCGGCCAGTTGTAGGTCTGGAGTTCAAGCATGCTGCGGAGCGAGATGCGGGTAGTCGAGCTGTCGCCGAACGCCAGCGCCGCATCGCGATTGCCCGACGTGTCCACCGAGCCCTCGATCGACAGGACGGCTGGCGTGATCTCTTCCCACACCCCACCAACCAGCACCGCGGCGTAGTAGATTGCACTATAGACCGGCATCACGCCTCCCGCACGGTCAGCGTGACCCGGTAGTGCAGCGCATCTAGCAGAATGGCGCTGATCTGCTCGCGGTAGTCACCCGGCTCACACTGACAGGTGATGCTATCGCCCTGGATGGTGGTATGCGTGAAGGTGCTGTCGAGTGCAAAGATGCCTGCCAGCGTGGCGCGAGTGGTCTCCGGAATGCCATCCCACTCGTAGGTCCACTTGCCCTTGACGCTGCGCTGGACCAGGTGGCGCGTGCCGTCCGCTGCCGGCAAGACAACCGCAACTTTCTCAGGTTCGGATTGAATTGCAGTCGGGCCGCGGTGGGTGCCGCCGCTGCCAAACGTCACGCCGTTGAGCTGAATGTTCATGCCACTGGGCTCCCAGCTTCAAGATGAATGCGGCCGACCGCACGCTCGACACTTTCCACCGCCCGGCGCACGCCTTCAAGCGCGTCCTTCAGTGTGCCGGTCTGCTCCCCGATCGCCGAAATCACCCCGGCGTCCTTGACACTCAGGATGTCAGATGCGGTTGGCGCCGCGGTCGGCACGCCTGCACTCGCACCGACCTGGCGGGCCTGGTTCAGCTCGGCTGGTAGCACGGCGGCAATCGCACCATTCGCGCGCTGGTGGGCCGCAATCCGGCGATCGGCCAGCGCATCGTACTTGGCGCCAGCTTCGTCGGTGGCTTCCTGGTAGCGCTTGTTCTCTTCGTCCAGCTGGCGCTGTTCTTCGGCGTTGATTTGGTCGCCGGCCGCAAGCAGTTGCTGCTGCTCTTCGGCGTTGGCCTCCTGCCGCAGCCGGCGCCGCTCCTCGATCGCCTGCAGGCGAGCCTGCCGTTCGCGCTTGGAGAGTGTGTCGTCCTTCTGAACATCGGCCGCTTCCCGGTCGTACTGCTCATCAGCCTGGATCTGGCGCTGACGCATCGCCAGGTAGTCCTCGCTCAGCTTGCGGTTGCCCTGCTGCGCGATTTCCTGCGCTTTGGCGTACGCTTCCTCGTACGCTGCGGCGAACTTGGCCGGATCGATACCTTGAGCGCCGCTGAGCTGATCATAGAAGTCGGCTCGGCTAGTGCGCTTGCTGACCTCGTTCTGGCGGGCCTGTGCGGCGCGCTTCTCTTCTGCGTCATCCTGGATATCATTGAGCCGGCGCTGGTGCTCGCGCTCGCGTGCCTCAACCTGGTCGTCAAACTGGGCTTGCTGATTGAGCATCTGGTTGTTGAACTTCTGCTCTGCCCCCAGTTTGCCGGCATGGCTCTTCGTCTGGTTGGCCTGTTGAAGCTGGTACGCACGGTCTTCGAGTGCCAGGCGATCGGCACTGCCGGCGCGCAGGTGGCTGGCCTGCTCTCTGAGATAGGCGATCTGCTGCTCTTTCGACATGTGCAGGAAGTTTGACTGCGCCTGTGCCTCACGATCGCGCGTCTGCTGCTTCAGGTCGAACAGGTAGTCTTGCTGCGAGCGTTCATCGCCCCGCTCGCCACGCCGGTAGTCGGCCAACGCCTGGCTGTTGAGCTTCTGCTGCGCGATCATCGCCTGGGCAGCGACCAACTGAAGCGCGGCGTCGGTCGCGATGCCATACTGGGCAGTGAGCTGCGCGGCTGCGGCTGACGAGGTCATCAACCCTTGCGCTACTTGATTGCCAAGACTGGCGAGCGTGGCCTGTGCGGCCGAGAGCTGGTTCGCGGCGGTAGTGCTCTCCATCTGCCGGGTCATGGCATCGGTGAGCGCGACGTTGAGGTTTTGGGTCGCACCGTCGAGCGCAGCGGTGGTCTGGATCATCTGCCCACCGCCGCTTGTCCACGCCTGCGCGCTCTGCACTGAGGAGTTTGCGAGTGCCTGCTGCGCGATCGCATTCGCCTCAGCCTGCGACTTGCCTTGCGCCAAGGCCGACAGGAATGCGCTGCTGTAGGTGCCGGCCTGCGACCACTCCATGCCGACCTGTCGAATGGCCTCGGAAAGACCACCGCCACCGCCAAGCACACGGGTGAGGCCACGCGCAACGCGGGTCTCCTGGTCAAGGATGAACAGGCCAGGCCCTTGCGCCCACTCGGCTTGCGCCAGCTTCATCTCTTCCTGCGCTCGCGCCAGGTCGCGCAGAGCGCCATTCGTACCAGTGGCGCCGACCTTCAGCGCGTCCATGCCGACGCCAGCCTTTTCCAGGTAGCGCGAGAGGACTTCGACCGCATCAGCGCCGCCCGCAATCTCTTTGCGCATCTGGTTGGCGGCGGAGCGAGAGATGTTGAACTGCTCAACAATCGACTCGACCTGTCCAGCCTTGAGCTCAGACAAGGCGCGGGCAGCATCCTGGATGCTCTTCTCAGGCTTGAGTACTTGCAGCCGGCTCAGCGTCCCGATGATGTCGTAGGTGCTCTGATTGCTCGTCCGCATGATCGGGATCGACGCCTGCATGGCTCCGGTGATCTGCTCCTGGGTCAGCTTGAAGTCATCGCCGAATCGCTTGGCGTCGGCGAACGCCTTTCCCTGATCGCGGACACCCTGCAGCTGAATCTCGATCGAACGCGTTGTGAGGTCGAGTTGTGACTTGAAGTTGAACGCGTCGACAAAGCTATCAATCGTGCCCTTGACTGCGCCGATCGCTACACCGGCCGCAGCAGCTGGTCCGACGATGCCGATCAGTCCGCTCTTGAAGGCGTTCAGGTAGGCTTGCGGGCTGAGATCAGACGCCAGCTGCCGGCCCACCGCGCCGGTTTGCCCGATCTGCTGCCGGACATCAGTAAGGAGCTGCTTGAGGCCGACATCCTTGCCCTCTAGCGTCACAAAGAGTCGTCCGAGGTTCACATCGGGCATGGTGGCTCATTTCGTCAGGAAAGGGAGAATGTCGTTGTGCAACCGGGCGCGCTGGCTGGCGATCTGTTGCTCTATCAGCTCTCGCTCGGCTCGTAGCTTCATCGTGCGTGCGGCCAGCTCGGTCTCAAGCTGGGCGATCGACAGGAGGTGGAGCGCAGGGGAGAGCTCGGGGAACAGCGCGAGCTGGACAGCCAGGTGGAACGTGCTCAGGAGGTCAAGGCGTTCGCGACGGTCAACGATCGCTGGGGAGCTGTGCTTTGGCATCGTTCAGCGCCTTCAGTTCATTCCGGTATTGGGTGTAGGTCTTGAAGAGCGAGCCGAGTCCCCAAATGGCCTCGCTGAGCTGCTCTATCAGCTCGCCGTTGTGGCTCTCGGCGAGCTCGCGGGCCATCGTGGGGTTCAGGCGCGGTGAGACCACGCCCTCAGCCAGAGTCAGCGCGTGGAAGCTCAGCCAGTCGCGATCGGACCCGATGCCCGACGCGGTGTTAATCCGCATACGCTGCGGGACGGTCAGCGAGCGGATGCGGAGCGTATGCGACCAGCCTTCAACGGAGATGTCCATCTCGATATGATCGTCTTCGGCCAGAAGGTCGCGCGGGTTGGGGTAGGGGTTTGGCTGGGTCGTGTAGCTAATCATGGGGCCTCGTGTGGGGGCGCCGGCAGGATCGCTCCTGCCGGCGCGTGCGCCTGACTAGGCAGTCGGCGTGATGTCGAACGATCCGGAGTTGCGCCAGTCGAAGCTGAGCTTGACCGAGCTGGCGCCGTCGTTGTCGAAGGCGAAGCCGCTGATCTTGGCGGTCGGCACCTCGACGGTGTAGCCGTTCTCCTCAATCAGCTCAAGAGCTAGCGTGCCCAGCGCCAGCGCCTGGTTGATGATCACCGTCTGACCAGGGTCGCGGCCGGATGGCACGATGCACTCCAGCTTGCCCTTGATCATTTTGGAGGTCGACACGACCTCAGTCGTGCCGTCGCCGCCGATGAATGGCCCCTCCTCCTGCTCTTTGATGCTCACATCGCCGGACCACTTCTTGACGCGGCCCACGGTGATGCCGGACGCCTTCACGGTGCCCTGGAAACCCTGAAGTAGCATGGGATACTCCTACGAAAGATGGGCCTCGCCGATCAGCGCGGCCGTATAGATGAAGCGATCGGGGTACTGCTCGGGTGGGATGGCGAGCGGCTGCGCCGGGGTGAGGCTGAAGGTGCGCCCCAGGCCACTCAGCTCTTGGAGAAGCGCCGGGAGCTGCGCGAGTAGCGCATCGGCATCGTCCTGGTCGTCGTCCAGCACACGAAGTGTCAGCAGCCCGACCCAGCCGTTGGCGCCGATGTCGTCATCACGCCGACCGCCCCGGTCCTGGCTCTGGAAGACGCAGTAAGGGAGCTGCGCTTCTTGGGGCGCCAGCTGCCAGTAGACGCGCCCGCTGAAGAGCGTGCTGAGTGCCGAGCTGACGAGCGCCCGAATAGTGGGGATGACGCTCGCTTGAAAGGCGATGTCGTAGCTCACAGCGCGTCTCTCACCGCATCGGCGAACGCCTGGAATGTCCCATCGTCCAGAGCCGCTGGCATCAGGAAGGGGCGTGCCGGCATGGTTGAGGTGCCGAGCTCAATAACGATCGCCGCCTCTTCCGCGCCGATCTCGCGCACGCCCTCGCTCACCTTGTGCTGCGCGATCGTGTCGCGCGTGTGTGGGGCGTCCGGGCCGACTGGCACCAACTGTCGGGCGAGCACAACCGTGTGTGCCGCGCCGGCCTCCGCCCCATCGTCCAGTGCCTGCTCAAGCACGCCGCTGAGGAGGCGATCGAGCCCGGCGGTTTCGATTTGGACGCTCATTTCGTCTCCTTGACGCGGATGGTTTGGTATGCTGTGAGATGATCGACAGGAGAGGCGATCAGCACATCCCACTTCCGGCCCCCAAACGTCACCAGGTCGCGCGCAGTGACCGCGATTCCACGCGGCAGCAGCACCGTCGCGCGGGCCTCAGAGACCAGCCGTAGCGTGCCGTCGACCAGCTCCACGCCGTTCTCATCGGCGATCCACTGGCACGCCGTTGTGATTGGCGCACCGTAAATCGGCTTGGTGACGCCGTTGACGGTGGTGTCGGTGCGAGCGGAGATGGTACAGGCGTCGCGCATGAACTCCTGAGCAGCCGCCTGGAGATCTGCCATCGCGGCAGCAATCTCGTCTGCGATGCTCATTGGTGGTTCCTCTTGAAGTCCTGTAGCACCTGCTCAGGGGTTGTGCCGCGGCCAGTGGTGTCCGAGCGGAGCGCTTTGGTGGTTACTCCCCATGCCAGCGCACGGTAGCGCTTGGACATGTTCAGCGCGTGCTCATACTCCTGCGAGCGCGATAAGCTGGTCTTGCCGCTCTGGACATCCACCTTCTCAACCGATCGCGCGGCGATTACCATCCAGAGGTCCGCCGCCGCCCCGTAGACGTCGTAGGCGGTGCCTTGCAGGAATAGCCGACGATACTCGGCCGCTGGTGTGGTGACGATGCCTCTGAGCAAGTCGATCGTGTAGTCGGTATCGACCGTGAGCTGCTGGTTGTACCCGACATACACGATCGCGCCTGTTTCCAGATTGCCGTAGGGGCTGGTGTGCTTCCGGTAGAAAGGCGGCGTGGGTGTGAGCGGCACCTGCACCAGCTCGCGAGCGTGGCTGTCCAGCATGTTCTGGATGGTTTCGGCAGGGAGCAGCGGATCGTTGTTCACCAGCGCCGCGACTCGGCCGATCAGATCGGTCATAGTGTCCCGGATGTCCACCTCTACCTCCTGTGGAAACGGACAGACCCCGCCGAAACGAGGTCTGTCCGTGAATGGACATCCTAAGCCGCAGCCTTGACGTAGCCGTACGCCTTGCTGGCCTCTGCGAATACCACGCTGTCGTGCAGCAGTAGACCGCGGACAGCGGTGTCGAAGCTGTCCTGCAGCCGGATGGCCTCCATCTCGACAATCTGCGCGGCGTAGGAGATCGCCAGGCGCGTGCCGTACTGGAGGTACTTCGCGCCGCCGCTGGTCGGGATGTGGTTGCACTCGTACACGTCGAACCCAGCGCAGCGGCCAATGAAGCCGGGGCTCCCCAGCAGCGCCTCAGCGCCGGCCAGATTGCCGTTCCGCACCATCGCGTCACCGAGGTCGGTGGCCTTGATGAAGTGCGCGGTGTCGTTCAGCAGGAGGCTGGTGGTGTCAGGGTCGACTACGAACCAGCGGCCCTGCGCCGGCACGTTCTGCTTCGACAGGCGGGCACGCGCCTCCACGAAGACCGGGTAGATGCCCTGCAGCGCGGTCGTGCCCGAGTCGAGCGCAATCGCCGCGCCGGACGCGCCGGTGATGCGGTTCGCGGTCAGCGTCGACGTGTAGCGGCTCAGCAGCTTCCGCTCGACCTCGTTGCTCATCGCGATCGCAGCGCGCTGAGTGTAGCTGTCCATCACGTCGATGTCGGTCTGCGCCTTCTCGATATCCGAGACCTTGAAGGCGAAGTACCAGGTGTCCGAGACGGTAAAGGGCTCCTTCACCGGCGCCAGGTCCTGGTAGCTGATCGACCCGGAGTAGGCGCCGCCCGAGATCGAGCCCAGCGTGCGGACCTGAACGGTGTCGCCGACGCCCTGCAGCTCACCCTCGTAGTCAGTGTTGACCAGCGGCAGCATGATATTGATCTGGTCGAGGTTCTTGAGCAGGCGCTTCGACCACGCCTGGGCGTTGAAAGCGGCGAGATTGTTGGCCATGGTAGAGAAAACTCCTCAGTGTGTGCTTCGGTTAGTCGCCGATGCCGCGAATGCCGCGGTGCTTCGGCGCTGAACGCGGCGCATCGGTGCCGCGTCCGGGGTTGGTCGCACCGGTGGAAGGCGGGGCAGGAGCGATACGCTTCGCCAGGGTCTTGGCTTGCTCCTCCATGCCGGCCTCATCCGTAGCCGTGATGAACGGCCGCAGATCGTCGGGCAGACCATGCTTGCTGGCAACCTTAGTGAGCAGGGTCTCACGATCGCGCCTGGCGATCTCGCCGCGCAGCTGTTCTAGCTCCGCAGTGCTCTGCTCATACAGGGTCTTGAACTGTCCCGTCTCCTCTGCAGCTCGGCGCTCGGCCTCTTTGTTAGCCGTCCGGTGCTTCGCGTTCTCCTTACGGAGGTCGGCAATCTCTTTCTGCAGGCGGGAGATCTCGGTGGTGTCCGGCTCGCCCGCCTGGGGCGCGTCGGCCTGGGGCGCCTCCACCTGGGAGGCAACCTCAGTATCGTTCGGGTCCATTGGTGCTCCTTATGCTGGCGCCTGGCCAGCATGATCAACAGGGGGTTGTCCGTTAACGGACACCGGGTGTGCGTCTGCGTTGCTCGATGCGGCCGGCGCCTTGGGATGCCCTTCGGCAGTACGCCGGATCTGCTCATCCTGGTAGGTGTAACCAAGTTCGCCAGTCAGCGTCTCATCCGAGGCTAGACCGGTCTTCTGCTTGACCGTGACCTCGTTGGCCTTCTCTAGCGTATTGACCGGCAGCGGGTCCTGCCATGTCAGCGCGAGGTCGATGTCTGTTCCAAAGCCGCCCAACTCAGCGAGGCGCTTACACAGGGTCTCAACCAGGTCGCCGTAGAGCAGTCGCTTGAGCTCGTTCTTCTGCAGCAGATCGGCAAACAGCACTCGCAGCCCGAAGTTGGTCATGTTGCCGAGCTTGTCCTGGATCGCTGCCATATCGGGCATCCGTGCGGTGGTGTAGATCGCGTTGCGCAGCGTCAGATAAAACTCTTTGGCAGCTGCCAGATCGCTCTGCATCTCCAGGTTCTCGGCCCGCGCGTCGGGAGCATCGGGGAAGGCCCACATATTGGCTGGGCCGCGCTCCAGACCATCGGCCGCTGCGCCGAAGATGATCGTCTGCGGGTGCGCGTGAAGCCGCAGTGTGCGGCGCATGGCTGAGGCGATCAGGTTGAGTGCGTCGTGAAGCGCAGTGTCGTCAAGATCGGCGTAGCCCCAGACCTGGTTCGCGGCCGGCAGGTTCTTGCAGTGCGCGATCGGTGGCCACGGATACTTCCAGGCGACGTCATCGCCGACCTTGACGTAGCGTGCGCCGGCACCGCTAGCCTCATAACTGCGGATAACCCAGTGGCTCTGCCGATTCTTGGGGTCTAGTCGCTCGGTGTCCTGCCGGTAGTGAACCTCGCGCCCGTTCTCGTCGGCGGCGGTGTACTCGATTCGGTAGCGCCACACGTCCTCGATATCCTGGGGGCTATGGGAGACCGTGACGGTCGCCGGATCGAGGTTAATCAGGCGGTAGGTGCTGTCCGGCTGTGGGTCGATCTTGACGAAGGCCATGCCGGACAACGCGCCGTTCTGCGCGACCTCCTGCAGCAGCACCATCTTCTTGTTCGCCTTCCAGACCCGCTTCAGGAAGGTTTCGAGCTTGGTGTCGCCGGTGACGGTCTCATCGATCTGCCAGGTCAGCTCTTTGCCGAAGAGGAACGCCACGCCGCGATCAACGATCGGTCGGGCGAGATTGACGATCACGTTGTCGTTGTAGTCGCCGTCCTCGGTATCGAGCTGCGGGGTATGGCGGCCCTCGTAGTAGTCGACGGCGCGCTTGATCCGTGCCAGTCGGGCGTCCCGCTCGGCATCCTGTCGGTCGCGCCAGAGCTGCGCAGTGATGTTCATCGGCGTTCCTTGAATGCGTCCCAGGCGCTCGGGCGTGTCGTGCGCTTGCCGCTGTAGAAGGGGTTCTTGGTCACTTCCGCCTTGATGCTTGACGGTCGGCGGGCAACGCTGAGTGCAATCGCCCACGACATCACCAGGTCATCGTGGTACCCGATCGGCGCATTAGTATTGCCCTTGTCATCGATCCGGTAGATCAGCAGTTCATCGATCGCCGACTGGGTGCGGACCTGGCAGAGCCCGTCGCGCAGCGCAGTCGCCAGAAGGTCGATCGCCTGCGGCTTGGTCTGCGCGTTCGTGAGCCAGCCGAGCTTGCCATCCGCCCCTTCGGCGACCCGTCGACATCCCAGCGCCTTCAGGGTCGTGAGGACCGCATGGCCGTGGTTGTTGCGCTCGGGGGCAAGCTCGGCATGGTAGAAGTCGGCCAGCGTGTGCAGGTAGCCGGCGTATTCGTCCGGCTCCCAGTGGCCGACCAGGCAGGCCATCTCTTCCCAGGTCTCAGCGTCAATCAGCACACCAGCTGAGTAGTCGCCGGCGATCGTGCCCTCTGCCACATCGGCGCCAAGCACATAGCGGCGTCCGGGCTCAGGCAGCTTATAGAGGCGGAGATTGGGGATGGCTTTTAGATCGACAGGGAGGGGAAGGAGCGGCGCTGCCTGCTGGCGTTCGACCCATTCCTGCTGAAACCTCGTCCGGCCCGACACCAGGAACGCCTCGGTGGCTGATGCAGGGTACTCCTGCTTGACCATCCGAGGGTCGGTGTATTCGGCGAGTTGCCGCTGGTACCAGGCATGATCGCGGCCGGGGCGTGCCCACCAGGGTAGGAACAGCGTCTTGAAGTCGTTCCGGCCGGCGACGGCGTTCAGCCACAGCTGGTGGAACAGGTTGCCAATCCCGTTCGCTGTCGAGAGGATTATCAGCTGCCCTCCGCCATCGATTGTGGGCTTGACCGCGGTGTATAGCGCGTCGGCCCACTGGAGGAACGCGGCTTCGTCCATGACGACCAGCGAAGCGGTCAGCGAACGTCCGGCGCTCTGCGTGGCCGGTAGGCTCTGGATGCGGCTACCGTTGGCCCAGCCGACCTCGCTGGTGTTGTCCTTGGTGAGCGAGGGCAGAGTGTCGCGCATCCAGTCGGGGAGCCGCTGGTAGAGAACCTTGATGCGCCGAAGGAGCTCGTTCGCCTCGGTCTGCCCTTTCGAGAAGAGTAGGACGACCTTGCCGGGATGGAACAGGCACAGCCACAGCGCATAGGAGCAGCAGAGCCAGCTGATGCCGAGCTGTCGGGCTTTGAGGATGATCGCCAGTCGGTGGAGCATCAGCGACCACATGACGTGGGTCTGTGCCGGCCAGAGGTGGAAGGGCATCTGGCCGGTGCCGCTGCCTTGCGCGTCGTCTATGACTCCGTATCCGTGGGTGAAGTAGGCAGCGTCGGCGGCACACTTAGCAAGCTCGACAGCGAGGCTGCCATCGTCTCGCGCCATGTGTTCAACTCCTGAGCTGCCTGTTCCAATGCGGGGGTGTTCACGGCGATTGGTCCGCCATCAGGGCCGCTGAGCTCGGTGCGCTGCTTGGTGCCATACTCCTCGGGGTAGCGGTGCTCCAAGATCCAGGCGGACGCGCGCCAGTCGCTGGCGCCGGCGTTCTTGATATTCCTGAAGTTCTCGCGCGCTCCTGTAGCCTCGGCTGCGTAGAAGCGCTTGGCAAACGGGACGTAGCGCTCATCGCCGTCGTCGGCCGCGCGTAACCAGGTGCGCAGCGTCTCATACGAGATGCCGCCAGCCTTGGCCGCGAGCCGCAGCGTACAGCCATCATTCACCGCATCGATAATCAGGTCTTCGGTTGTCGGGGTGTGCTTGGTGGAGGCGCCCTGGCCCTGGCGAGTCTTGCGGCGCGCGGTACGGACTCCCGCGGTGTCGTTCACGGGAGTCTCATCGGTGTTCGTCATGGGAACTCCCGGATGTGTCTAGCTGGTCTGTGGGTCGGCAAACAGCTCGCGCAGCTGTTCGAGGCGCCCTTCCAGGCGGAGTATCTGTGCGGTCAGCTCTTCGGCTTGTGCCAGCAGTTGCGCGCGGCGCTCGATGGCTTGGCGCTGTGTGGCCGAAAGCTCGTTGAACTTGGCTTCGAGTTGTGCTTTATCCATAAGGGTTCCTAATGCCTTGTCTTTGCCCTCGCTGCATGCTATGCTTCAAAGAGGGAGACGGTTTAGAGGTGGAGAACTATGTCGGACGACGTCAACGAACACGAAGCTCAGATTGTTCACACGCTACGCCGCAGGCTGCAGAAGCTCGAAGAACAGGCAGCGCATTACGGGCCGAAAGTCGAGCCTAGCATCCCACTAGAGATAGAAGACCTCAAAGAGCGGATAAGCGCAGCCACCGGTGAGTCGTTTGTTCAGGGCATTCCAGGGGTTGATCTGCAGCAACTCCTCAGCGAGTATCAAGCAAAGCATCCGCTACCTACACTGGAGGCTCTGCTTGAACGGCTTCCCTTGCGCAGTATCAAGCTGGCTTCCGTCAGCCCCTTGCATAATGCACCCGCCGTTACAAAGCCTCAAGAATTACTGAACTTGCGCTTTGAGGCGGGCTATATCGTGGCGTTGACACTGAAGGCACAGTTCGAGGAAGTCTCGGTGGTTGAGGTAAGGTGCCGGTCATCACTGACACTGTCCAGTGCTGCCACACTTGCCTACGGCCTAGCACGGCAGGGCTTTGGCGAGTTACCTGTAGCGTTCGACAAGCAGTACCGCAAGATATCCCTTGTTTCGGACTCCTTGGAGGAGGTCGACGATAGGGTCCACTTCCAGCTCTATTTCTCCGCTATCTATCCTCAGGTCTCTGATGTCTACGTCCTTAATCCCAGCAAAGTCGGAGTGAACGCAAGTGGACGCTACGAAACGGTCTTCGAGAGCAAGCTGATTGATAGCTTGCCACCGGCATTCCCTCTGGCCTTGAAGAACGTCGATAAGGCTATTGAGGCGGATATCTCCGTCCAGTACAGACAAATTCGCCAGCGCATCCAGAGTAAGCTCGACGCTGGGGTAGTCAATACTCCCGCAGCGGTCCTGGATACCGTCCTGAATGCCTTAACTATCGAGTCTTGGGGCTACAAATCCCGAAAGGTGCTGCTCAACGGGATGAAGTGCTATGTGTCCATCGCACCGGCGTATGCGCTCTACTACACACGAGAAGTCGAGTACGTCGCCGGGATGTTCAAGAAGCAACGCTATCAGGCGACGTTGAAGGGGCACTTCAAGTGGGCTGGCTCTGACAAGCTCGTTGATGCAACCGAGACGGTAGCCCGGAAGAGCAAGGTTGGTTAGCGTCCTAGCTCTGCGTATGCCCTGGCAAGCTCTTTGACGTGCCGGGTGATGTCGAGCGTCAGCACATAGCGCCGTAGAGCATCAGCGTCTCTGCGGCGCTTCTCTGTGTCCACGATGTAGCGCTCGATCGCTGCGAACCAGTCCGCTTCAGTTCTGGCGATGCTCCCCTTGCCGCGAACGACCGAGCCATACTGGGTTGGCGATGCAACAACAGCAGCGCCGCCCATGGCGTACTCGTACGCCTTGATGGGCGTCTTGCAGCGGTTGAACTGGTCATCCTGAAGCGGGCAGAGGCCGATGTCGATGCGGTTCACAAGTGCCGGGTACCGGCCGATGTCGACCCACTCGACGTACTCGGTCGCCACGTTCTGCAAGTAGGGAGGCAGGAAGCCGGCGACCAGGAACCGCACGTCGGGATATCGCTCCCGGATCGCCCGCATCGGTTCGGCGACGCTCCGCCAGTCCTCAACGTGCGACGGGCTCCCCACCAGGCCGACCGTGATACCCTCTCGCGGCTGCGGTGTCGGCCATCGCTTTACCGGCACATAGTTCGGGACAATCGCGATTTGCTTGGCGTACGGTCGAAGGCTCGACGCAAGCGCGGCGTTCGTGACGATGACACCATCGGCGGCGCGGAGCACTGCCTTCAGTTCCTCGATGTCGACGCCGTAAGCGGGATTGTGTGGGGGTAGGTGGAGCAAGTCATCGTCATAGTCGATCGCCACCCGAATGCCAGCCGCATGCAGTCCTTCGATCGCCGCCAGCGCCTGGTTGACGCCAGTGCCGACGCGACTAACCACGACAAGCTCGTACTGGCGCACCACGATGTCCGGAAGGCTGGTGCTCGCCCCGTGTGCTACTGGGTAGCCAGCATTAGCTAGGGCCTCGGCTGGCATTACGAGCCGATACAGCGTGCTCGCTGAGGCGTCGTCGTAGACGAACAGGGTGCGCGGGAACTTCGGCATGGTGTCGCTCAGAGCGTGGCAGGAAAAGCAATAGAGATGTTTGGTGGCCGTCGTCATGTCCGACGTCGGACATGAAGAGGAGCGCCGACGATCGGCGCCGGCGCGGCTGACGGGGCGGCTAGAGGAAGCACGAAGCCCGGCCGCTTACGACGACCGGGCCTCATACCGGAGAGACGAGGAGACAGGGCGCTAATCCAGCCATCCGTCGTGTGGCGCTCGGGATGATGGAAGAGGAGGCAAGCCTTGCCAAGGTGTGGTCCGCAGACGCGAGCGGCAAGGCGTGAATTTCTATGCCCCCTCTGTCTAATGTACAGCTACGTAGGCGATTTCGAAGCACCTACGCTTTCGTACTAGAGTCGGCGGGCGCTTCGTCCTTCACTCGCTTCAATAAATCCCCAGGCTCGCAGTCCATCACTCGGCACAGGCGATCGAGAGTCACCAGATCGACACGCTTCACCTGATCTGTCATGAAGGCCGAGACCACGGACTCTGCCAACCCCGCCTCCCGTGCAAGATCAGCTTGCGTCCACTCGTTCTTCCCGGCACGCAGCCGCTCTACGTTGAACTCACGGAACTCTAGCCTCAGGTTACTTCTAATCGCCACGACTTGCTCTGTCCCTATCATCTCCGGTTCCTGGTGCTATCTTAACACCACCTCATCCATTCTAACAAGTAATTCGCTTTCTGTCTACCATATTGTCGAATCGATACGCCCATGATAGTATATCGCTATTAATATTCGCGTTACTCGAACTCTATCTGCTATGATGAATAGGTAGTCGAGCGAAGAAACTTCAGAAGATTCGCACTGCTCGACCCATCGTCAGTAGTCTGAACAAATGGAGACGTAGAGATGGAGAGTAACGAGTTGAAACCTCAGGGTGGTTGCCCTTCTCGGTTGGCGAGCGACGAAATCGAGTGCCTGTACTGCTCCAGGACGATCGGCCGAGTTACTAAGCACCGCACCTGCTCAGAGTGCGCGAAGCGATGGACCGAGACGTTTGGTCCCGAATGGCACAAAGAGTCATGGCATGCCGAGCTAGTTCCTGATCACATTCGCACCTTTGGTGGGAACAGTCGCGCGTACGCGCAGAGCCTAGACACTTTGCAGGAGAGAGCCGATATTGTCCCTTTATCCGAGGTCGGACAGCGGAATGGGTGGAAGCCTCGGGCAGAGTACATCACAACCTACTACGCTATTAAGGACATCTTGATTGTTGGGAAAATGCGCGGCGAGATCGCGATCGGCATGAAGAAAATGCAGGCACGACTGATCGCCCGAGGGTACCGCGTGCGTGGCCCAGAGGACGAGGGTAAACGCGGAGTCCTGTGGTTGCCCGATCTGAAGACGATCGAGAAGTACATCGCCAAAGCGCACGACGAGATAGCGGCTGAGGGTTACTTTGGGCCGGAGCTCCAAGATATCTGGCCCGAGTCCATCGTCTCGGCTGCGCAGTTCGGCAAGCTGGTTCCTTTGACGTGTCCGATGTCGGAAATAGGAGAACAGCCGAGCGTCACCTCAGCTGTTCTCCTGGGTTAGCAACAGAAGCGGGCGATCAACCAGCATCTGTGCCTGTGGTAAGCACATTATAGCCTGGTTGATTGCCCTGTCAACCCCAAGGAGGTACAGGGCAATGGAACTCCCCCAAGGGCTGGATAGCCGGCACCAGGCTATCCGGCATCTTTCCGCATTGTTTGGGAATCAGCAGGGATACGTCGATCTGTCGTACTGCCGGGGTGACCCTCGACACGATAGGGTCGAGCGCTACGGCTGGTTTGGCTACAACGGTAACCCCGAGCCGCTGGCCGACATGTGCCTAAACTTGGGCGCAAAGCACGGCGACGTCTATGTCGGCCGTAGCCTCTATGCCCGGAAGAAACGCGATCCAAGGAGCACACTCCCCAGTTCGGTGATCTTTGTGGACGATGCACCGGTGGACGGCGGGTATAGCATGTCGATCCGCACTAGCGCGAACTCACGACACGGCTACTTCCTTCTGGACGCGCCGCTACCAAGTGAGGACATCGTGGCGCTGCAGCGTAACGCTGCCGCAGCTCTCGGGGCGGACGCCAGTGGCTCGGACGTCACGCAACTTGTTCGCGTCCCCGGTACGTTTAACACTAAGGGTGGAGCATCGTTCTCCGTCGAGATGGAGTTCGTAGACTCGTGCACCTACTCGCTGCTAGAACTACAAGCCCGCTGGCCACGTGTGACGCGAGACGCGTACATCGGGGCCGAAGTAGATTGGACCATGGTTGAGCAGTGGAACGGAAACATTCACGGCTTACTCCGGGCATTCGACGGTGTTCGAGTTCCCCGGCGGGTCAAACCACACGCCTTCCTCCATAAGATCCTAACCGGCGCCGTAGACTTCTCTCGCGACACGTCAGCCGCCAGGGCAGCGGTCGTAAAGGGCCTAGTCATACATGGCTACCCTGATGAAGAGATCTTCGCGATGGGACCCGTGATCGCTGACCTTGGGGCTTCCGAGCGCAAGGGCTCTGACTGGCTTTACAAAGACCTGGCACGATTGATTGCCTTGTACCGATCCGAACACCCTAACATCACCGTGCGGCCCACAAGCACGGTGCGCACACAACCGGCCAAGCGACTTGCCAAAGTCGAGCGGCGGGCGCGTGGGCGTACCGTAAAGCTCACGCCCGCACAGCTCCTGGCGTTCTACCAGAAGGAGGCTGTCTGCGAAAAGGTGCTGCTGTCAATAAAGGAGGTCGCGGCCCGGTTCGACGTCTCCGAGGACACTATCAAGCGTCTTGAGAAGACGCTCAAGGCGCAAGGACGAGTCACTCGTGAGGTGTCGAGCGATCGTATGCTCAGCTTTATCTGTCTCCTTCCGTAGCTGGTTGTTACAAAGATCACGATGTTCTAGGTGGGTGCATAAGTCGAACAATGGGCCGTTTTTGGCCCACTTTTCACCGTCTCTGTCGCGGATTTATGCACCCACCTTCCTCCGTGTTTTTGTCAATAGGATCGGGAGCCATTTGATCACGGAAACGGGGGCCATTTGGTCTTGGGCGCGGGATGGGGTGATCACGGAAACGGGAGCCATCTGATCACGGAAACGGGGGCCACTACCGT